CCGCCTGCGCCGCCGCCGACGCCTACGCCTACGGCGCCGCCTGCGTCGGTGTCGCCAACGCCCGCAAATCCACACCGCGCCGCTGCGCGGAAATCGTGCGGCGCCACTATCCCAGCCCGCCCGAGGCGGAGACGTGCGGCACTCTATAATTGCAGTATCGCCCGGGCATGGTGCCCGGGCGATTTCGCTTGCATGTGCGATATCGCGCGTGCTAGGCTCGATGCGGAGGTAAAAAATGGTAAATACACAGCAGGTACAGAAAGTTGTACGCTCGCAGGCTCCTGCAGCGCAGGAGCCGATCACGGTCCCAGCGCAGGAGCCGATCACGGTCCCAGCGCAGGTGCCGATCACGGCGGCGCAGTCTCTACCGTTCGGCGGCCACCGTGGCGCCGGTCGGCCGCGGAATCCGACCACGGTCGGTCACCGTCTCGGGATCACACTTTCGGATGCGGGATTCGGGATTGTCGATTTGGCGGCCCAGCGGCAGGGTATTTCGCCGACCGCATGGGTGCGGGCGGTAGTCGCGGCCGCGGCCGAGGACGCGACAGGGCAGAAATTTACATCTGAGGGATGGCTGTCGGCAGATCCGCGGTCGGCGGGACCGACAAAATTGCTCGCCGAGGAACTCGGTGTACGCACGTCCGAGATTCGACAGCAAGCGCTAAAAATGATCATGGCCGACCGCGGCGCGCTCGAAGCGCTCGTGGTGCAAATGCGTGCGGCGAAAAAGTAACGGCGACCGCGGAGGTATCCCCTCCGCGGTAGCATAATCTATGGCGAGACCGCAATCGCTCGAGACGATACAACGTGGTCGGCAAATGCTGGTGCTACGCCGTGCGGGTGTGGCCCAGGCGGACGTCGCCCGGCTCATGGGGGTATCGCCCAGCTATGTATGCGATTCGCTCCGGCTAGCTCTACGGTCTGTAGCGGCGGAGGATTCGCGCGAGGTACTTGAGCTCGAAAAACAGCGTCTTGATGAACTGCAGAATGCATTCTATGATCGTGCACTATCTGGAGAAATCGAGGCGCTATGGGCGGTGCTCGCGATAATGAAATCGCGTTCGAAATTGTACGGCCTAGAACTCATTCCCCCACACGCCCCCGAGCCGGCTCCTGACGCACTCGCGACTACCGACCCGATGGCCGCCCAGAGGCTCGCGGAAAAGCTCTTGCTCGCGTACCCGGAGGTCCTGCGGCGCCTTGGCGGGTACGGCGCCAAAATTCCGGACTACACACCAACCGAGAGCGCGGTCGCGCGCGAGGTCATCGAGTGTGCACAGGACGGTGAAGTCACTAGTATTGTGGATCGCGTATTCGGAGGTAGTAAATGAGATCAGGGGCTGGCTACAATATTGGCGAATGGCGTATGCGCAGACATCGGCTGTGTGTATTTATAGGCTATGCTATTCGGCGTGGCTGTGATATGTGGTTTGACCGCCGGTGGGACCCGCTATCTTCGGCTTACGCCGCATGCGTTATGTGGACTTTCGACAGGCGAGCGCGCGCACTATTGACATATCAAGAGGCGTGTAGGATCTGGATTCTGGCGGACTGCACATGTCACATTGTAGCGATTTGGAGAGTGCAATGATTGAATGTTGGCAGCACGATTTTCAGCCGTACGCATCTACCGAGAATTATCAATGCACAATGTGTAAATTGTGGAGCACTCCGCAATATGCCGAAGGCTATCGCAAGGGTGTAGCGGATGGTATTGCGCGTGCGCCACGCCCATTCTCAGCGCGAGAATCGGTCGACGCGGTGCAATGGGCTAGCACAGTGCGCGCACTTGAGCACTATCGTGGCACGGTCCAACAGCAAGAGCGCCAAATTGCCCAGTTGCAACAATTGCATAAGGTGTATAGGTTGGAACTGGTCGATGTGCAAGACAAATTAGCAAATGTTAAAGCGGAATTGCGGGATTTGCGAGACGTGGGATTGCAGCTAGAGCATTACCGCGGACGTGTCCGCCGGCTGGAGACGGAGCTGGCTGAAATGCAACAATTGCATAAGGCGTGTAGGTTGGAATTGGGCGATGTGCAAGATGACTTAATAGACACACGGGAGCAACTGCGGCAATACACACGTTTTATGGGCCTTGCTCGAGAAAGCAGTGATTGATCTCCCGTCTGCCCTCGCCGCGCTTGAACGCGCGCGCCCTAGCTATTGCCCACACCGACCCACAGAGCGGCAGGCGCAGTGTCTGGCTCTGGACTGCCGGGAGGCGCTTTATGGCGGTGCCGCTGGCGGAGGGAAGTCGGACTATCTACTGATGGCTGCACTGCAATATGTGCATGTGCCAGAATATTCGGCATTGCTCTTGCGGCGCACATTTCCGGAATTGACCATGGCGGGATCGATTCTGGATCGCGCGCATGTATGGCTCGACGGGAAAGTACATTGGGACGCAAAACATACACGCTTTGAATTTCCAAGCGGTGCACGACTTTCGTTTTCCTTTCTGCAGGATGAGCGCGATAAGTTTCGCTACAAGTCGTCAGAATTCCAGTTCGTCGGTTTTGACGAACTGACAGAGTTTACAGAAACACAGTATCTGTATTTGCTCTCGAGATTACGTCGGCGCAAGACAATGCAAGATGTCCTGATTCGAATGCGTGGAGCATCGAATCCCGGAGACGTCGGACACGATTGGGTCAAGGCGCGGTTCGTGGAGCCCGGATCGCCCGAACGTATCTTCGTCCCGGCGCTTTTGACGGACAATCCGCACATCGATCAAGAAGAGTACGATAAAGCGCTAGCACAGCTCGACGCCACGACACGAAACCAGCTACGCTATGGGGTATGGGTAGCGGATTCGGCCGGCCTTGTGTATGAGCATTTTTCGGCAGAACAGCACGTCATTGCGCGGAAACCTGAGGGAGATTGGCGACACATACTATCGCTAGATTTTGGATATACGGACGATTGCGGAGTGGGTGTGCTCGGCTGGCCTAAGCATTCGCGAGTCGTGTATGTCTTGGAATCGTGCAAACTCGTGCATAATACGCCTACAATGTGCGCGGAATTCGTTAAGGAATTGGAGAAACGCTACAGATTTTCGCAAATCGTGGGAGATGTTGGCGGACTTGGAAAAGGCTATGCGGAGGAAATGCGCCAGCGCTTCGCGTTACCGATCACGGCGGCCGAGAAAACGAACAAGCGCGGGTATATATCGCTTATCAATGGCGCATTCGCACGTAATGAGATATTGCTCTTGTCCGGGCAAAGCGAGTTAGAAGTGGAACTGAAAGCACTTCGCTGGAATAAGGATCGCTCCGCGGAGAACCCCGGACAGGCAAATCATTTGACGGATATGCTATTGTATGGCTGGCGTGCGGCGAAGGCATGGGCGGAGCCCGAAGCACCCACGGCACGGCCATTGCCTGGCACTCCGGAGTGGTATACGGCAGAAGAAAGGCGAATGAAAGACGAAGAGTTTCGCGAGTCTAGAAAACTCGATCGTGCGATAGGCTTGCGCCTGCTCGGGAGGCGCCGCTAAGCTACGGGTAATGCTGTGGTATGAGCTCGATGGCGATGAACGCGCACGGAATCTAGAGGCAACAGTTCATGGCCTTGATTCAATGCGTCGCGCGCGCTATCAGCGACAATTGCGTAGCGCGCAGCTTTTTGAGGGTCGCCGTCTTCTTGCACTCAGCCCCTCAGCGTACAATGCGCAGTTGGGAGCACTCGATTTTCGTACTGATGAAATTGAGTCTTTGCGCGTAAATATTGTCCGCAATTTGGTCCAAACCGCAGTTGCGAAAATTGCGTGCAAGCAAAAACCACGTGCAATGTTTTGCACTTCCGGTGGGGATTGGACCACTGCGCGTCGTGCACGGAAGTTGGAGCGTTTCGTAGAGGCCGTAAAGGCTAGTCGACAGGGTATGCATCTCGATGCACACGACATTAATACGCTTGTATTTCGCGATTGTTGCTGGGCGGATCTGGGCTGTAAATACTGGTACGCGGATCATGACAGTGGTCGTATTTGTGTCGAGCGTGTGCCGCCCTGGGAGATACTGGCCGATCCAAACGAAGCACGAACCGGCGACCCACTGAGCATTTTCCGCGTCTATCCGAGCGATCGTGGTAGGCTCAAGGCACAGTTTCCGGCGCACGCTGGTCAAATCGAAATGGCTGCATGCGCGACTAGTGCAGATATCGATGGGCCTTTCGAGCTTGTTGGATCGGACCGCCAAGTCACCGTCGTTGAGGGGTGGCGACGTGCTGTGGGGGACACGCCGGGTGCGCATTGTATTGCCGTCGCTGGTGTAGATCTCACGGATGGCGAAGCGTGGACCCGAGAAATATTCCCATTCGAGTTTATGGTTTGGGAACCGCAATTGATTGGAATGTACGGAACTTCGCTCATCGATACAATGCGTGGGATTGGTGATGAATATGCGCGCGCTTTTGAGCGCTACGCTGAAGCGGAACGGCTTTGCAGTAATATGGTGCTCGTGGTGGAGAAAGGCTCAATTTCGGAAGAACAGCTTGGCGACAATCGTCCTGGAATCGTAATCGAATACGAGAAAGGCGCTCCGCCGCCGACATTCCAGGTTCCCCAGAGTGTGGGACCGGCGAGTGTGCAGTGGATTCAAATTCTAGAGGCGATGGGATTTCGGATCTCCGGCATTGGAGAACAGGCGGCAACAGGGCAAAAGGCGCAAGGCGTCGATTCGGCGATCGCAATGCGGACAGTTTCGGATATCGAGACAGAGCGTTTTGCGCTACAGTGGCTGATGTTTGAGCGGGTCTGTGCTATTGGTGATGCGCGACAGATCATTGCGTGTGCGCGCGAGTTGGTAGATGCGGATGTCGAGGTGAAAGTACATACCTCTGGGTATCGTGTGCAAGATGAGATGCTTTGGAAAGACGTCGCGATCGATATTCCAGACGAAGCGATACAAGTCTATGCGGTATCTGGACTCGTGAATACACCACCCGATCGCATCGCACTAGGCGAGAAGTTATTTAGCGCGGGTGTAATCTCTAAGACGTCATATCTACGAATTTTGCAGGCGAAGGATGTAGACGCCGAGCTCGACGGAAATAACGGACAATCGGCATTGCTAGATCATTTAATCGAGACATGGCTCGATCAAGATGATCCGGCAAGCGAATCGTATGTAAAAGCACAACAATTGCCGGTATCGCTAAATTGGATGGATCTGGAATCGGCGATCGTGCAAGTGGGGCGCGCATTTATGCAGGCGGAGCTTGATAGGGCGCCCTCGGCCGTGCTCGAACTTTTCGCGATATTTATGGCAGCGGCCGATAGGAAATTGCAGGAACGGCAAGCAGCTACTGCCGCACTCGCGAGTCAGACAGTACCGCAAGGAGTACCACAATGATTTGCACGGAACCCGCGCTAGGACTGTGGGAAATACCACTATCTGTCGCGTACACACGATTTTTGACGGCACTTGCCGTGCGCGATTTGCTGCGCCAATCGGAGATGTTTCGCTTTAATATGCCGCGTTATGCTGTGCCCAATCTGCGTGTGCTTGAGCCGCCGATGGTGATTGGAGTTATCGATGGTTAAGAGCCCCGAACCCGGATCGCCTGAGCTTTTAGCGACGGCAATTG